GTTTCATTTGTTTAGGGTAATCAAAAAACATAACGTGATTAATAAAACCTTCCCTCTTAGATATATTATTACTTGTAGTATTAATACTTGTATTATTATACTTCAGCTTTTCGTGTATAGGGTGGTTCGCATTTCGTAGTATACCTATACATCTTTTCGTGATTACGTTCCTTAAATCCCTTTCTATTGTAACTTCTATAAAACCTTTATTTTTTAAATCACTAATCCACGAACTAATAGTATTTTTATTTACTTTATATAATTCAGCAAAATAATTATTAGAAGCAAAGCAGAAGCCGTGCTTATTACTTAAAGCAGTTATCTCTCCGTATAATAATTTAGCATTAGGTTTAAGATCAGAGTACCTTACGTTTGCAGGTATATTTGCGTAATAAGTTGGTTTTTCGTTCATAGTGTTATTATATCTTTTTTATAGTCATATTCTTTTAATGCTTTTTTTATTATTTCAAAATTATAATCCATTTGTAAATATGTTGTAGGTAATTTATATTCAGCTTTACCACTTTTAATTTTAAGTTTTACATCAGGATTAGCAGAAATTTTTATACCTGCATCTATTAAACATTTACAAAGATCATTTCTATTATCAAAAACAAATTTAATATTTTCAGATTTATCAAAAGCTGCATATACTTTATTAAAAGCATCTCTATATTTTTTTATAGATGAATAATTATGCTTGTGCATTTTATAGTAATACAATATAGAAGTCCTATCTTTTTTTATTACATCTGCAATAGTATCAGGATGTATTTTAATATTTTTTATTCCAATAAAACTAGCTATCATTCTTGAATAAACTAATTCTTGTTTTCTTTTTTCTGATTTTAAAGCACCTTGTTGCAACCCTACTATCTCTGTAGTAAGGTCACATAAGGTTTCAAATTTTTCTCTATCTGTCATAATTAAAACGGCATATCATCATCAGTAGATGATTTATATTTTATTTGATTCATTTTATTTTCATATTCAGGAGTTTTTTTAATTTGATTTTGAATCCAGTCAGGTTGTTTATTTAACCATTCTTCATTAAAATTTTCCCCATAATTAAAAATAAAAGTTGGGTTAATTTGATTAACACATTCTATTCCTTTTGGTAAAGAAGATAAACCACCTATAGCAGCATATTCATTTCCTGTTTTTGTTGTTTTATGAATAACAGTTAAATTACAACATTCTTCTAACATTTCAATTAAATCAAAATTACCAAGTTCTTTATGTGTAAATTGTTTGCCTCGCCACATTTCTAAATCTTTTCTTAAATTAGATTTTTCGTGCATTGTTAAAGTATATTCTTTACTAATTACCATAGGTTTTTGTTCGCCACTAAATTCTCTCATTTCATTTGGTAATTCAAAAGTTAATCTAACTTTATTAGAAAATTTTTGTTCTCCATTATATTCCCATTCAACAGTTCCTATGTGTATCATTGAATAGCATCTTGCTATATGAGTTCCACTTGGTACAATTTCTTTTTTTGTACTGTTATTATTACTTATCATTATTCCTTTCATATTTATTTATTTATTTATTAAATTATTATCATATTCCCAAGCACTTTCACAATGCTCTCCACATTTACTACAGATTTTTAAATCTGTGTCCATCTTTGCTTCGCAGCAGTTACTTTTATTACTCCATTCTTCTTCACAACCACACTCATCATAATCTCCACATATAACACATCTTGTATCTTCATCAACGTATATATTTAATGTAGGATCAATACAATGCTCGTAAGTTCCTTTTAACCAATCTTCGTAACTTATATCCATTTCATTATAATTTCAGTTAGACAAATAACTATTGCTACTGCTAAAAAACCTAAACCTAGTTCTTCTAAGAATAATTCTTTTTCTTCTTTTAATTCGTAATAATTATGTTTATTTTGAATTTTATAAAAGTTTTCTTTTTCTTTATTATTAAGTATATGTCTATTGTTTGACTTTTTATTAATTACTGTATAGTTTGTTTTCATAATTTTTATTTTATGGTACAAATATACAAATAATTAACTTGCTAATTAACAAAGTAATTAAATAAGTTATTAACAATTAGAATGTTAATATATATAAGTTATTGATTATAAGGGCATTAAAAGGTTAATAGGTAGTGTACCATTGTTTAGTACAACAAGACATCCTATTGCTTGTTTCTTAAAGTTTTTAGCATAATTTGCTGCATAACTTGAACTATCTACACCACAACCTGTCTGACTTGCAAACACTCTATATCGTTTTCCGACAAACCAAATTGTATATGCTTCAGTATGTGTATGCCCACACACACTTGACATTAGGTTATTCTTTGCTTTTGTTTTCGCTTGACCTCCTTCTCCATGTTCAAAAAGTACATCATCATATACTATGCTTTCTACCCAATTCCAAGTAGGAGTTCCTAATACTTCATTATATGTTTTAATCCATGCTTTAGGTATACCACCTGTAAAACTTTTTCTTGCAGCTAAACGATCATGATTGCCAATACAGACATCTGCATAAGGAAAAGCATCATGCCATTTTTTAACTTTTTCTATAGATAATTCTAATTCTTTACCTGCCGATAAACCATCAGGATCAGCTTCATGATATGAAAAAGCATGATTGTCTAAAATATCTCCTATAAAAATTACATGGTTACAGTTGTAAGTTTCGTATTGTTCTAAGCAAAAATCAAAATACCCATCTAATTCAAAAGGAATATGAAGGTCGCCAACAACTAGAATGTTTCTAGTGTCAGCTTCCCTCATTTTTTGTAAAGCCACAACCTCGTGTGGTTTTAATCTGTATCTATTACTTCGCATCTTTACCGAAGTCCTGTAAACCTGTAACTCCTATTAGTGCTAATAAAGCCCAAAATATTTCGCTTACGTGAACTTCATCTACACCTAATGATCTTGCTATAAAAGGTACTACAATAGCTGCTATTGTGTACCATACTTTTTTTGATTTTAACATTGTCATTATTAAATACTCTTTCATTTTATTTATTTTTTATTAATAATTTAATATTCTCGCCACCTAAATTAAGTATTCTCCTCATCAAAAAGTCCATAGCATAACTTGACTTACTAACATAGTCCTGTTCATTGTTCATTCCTACTAGAATACAACCTTGTGTATGTTCAGGTCTATTACCTTTGTGAAATAGGATATAACTTCTATCAGGTACTTCCTGTACTAAAAGATGTAAATAATCTCTTGTAGCACTCTCTCTCGGTGTACGCATCCTTACATTGTATTTACCTTCAGGTATACAACTTATGTTGCGTTCATTATTAATGTATGGATTTTCTAAGGTATCACATACATATTCTTCGTTCAGATACAATCTACCTATTATAGAATTATCTGTAAATATTTCTCTCTCAAGAACAAGATTAACCTTGCCCTCTACTTTTTTTCTTGAAACCAACTTGACCTTTGGAAGCATTTTTAGAATGTACTCCTTTACGTTTAGTAGGAGTTTTTTTAATGATTGTATAAGATTTAATTTTTTTTGGCATTCTTCTTTTTTTGATTATACCATTTATCTATCGTGTACGCAATAGAAATTACTAGCAGTATAATTTTTAGTGCTAATTCTAAATTAGAAAATGTTGTTACACTTAGGACTGTTCCGTTTACTGCTGCTACTTCTAGAGTGTCCTGTACTGTTTTTTGTATTGGCATTTGTCAAATATGTTTTTAATTTAATCTTATTTACTTCTTTTACTTTATATCTTTTCTTCATTATGTAAGATCAGGTGTTAAAAAATCTCTTAAAGTAATCTTGTTACCTTGTCCTTGTGGTCTTTCTAAATTCATACCTGCATAGTATGCGTTGCTATCAGGAGATACATCCTCACGAGAATTTTGTGAGTATTCAGGAAAGTAACTTATATTGTTTTTAATATAGTCAATCATCCGTTCCATATAATATTCTCCTGTATTTAATACTTCACTTCTTAAATGTTGTGCTTCTTCTGTTGTTAAAGCAACTCCATTTTCTGATGTCTTAGAGTATATGTTACCATTTTCTATCTTAAAACGTAAAAAAGGTATTGCGTGGAATAAAGCCATATTGGGCAAATAATCTCCTATGTAAGTATCTAATAGTGTTTTGTAATTAGCATTAGCAGGATCATTAATTGTACCTGCTATTATAAGGTCTTTTAATTTATTATTAAGATGTGTGCCTAGCTTGGTCTCTACATAAAGTTTTTGACTTTGTTTAATGAATGGAAGTAAGAACTCAGGATCAACGTTTAAACTTATAGATGTAGAGTCCTTTAATTTATCTTCTGATATAAATAGTACATATGCCATATTATCTCTTTTTTACGAATCCGTTATTTTTCATTCTCTTAGGTGCTATTGCTACTCTCTTGTCGTTTTTCTTAGCAGTAAACCCTTCACTTCTAGCTTTAGTATATCCTACTAAATCTGCATCTTTAATTTTTGTACTTACAGATATACCTAGTTCTGTTCTGTATATTTGTCTTAACCAAAAGTGATGACAATTACCACCACCCTTATATAAGAAAATATCGTAAGTATCTGCACCACCTTTACCCCAACCTGGATTAACTCTTTTTGTACTCATTCTAGAAATATCTTCCTTACGATATAATTTTTTTGATTCTAACATTTTTTTGCAAAAATCTCTTTGTTTACCTGATTTTCTACTTAAAAAATTATCTTCTGCATATACATAACGTACTCTATAGTAGTCGTATGTTTTTTTAGATATTCCATCTTGCTCAGATTTAGAATCAGGTCTTGCAACTCCTGTAGTAGCTAACTCTACTTTCTCACTAGCTATTTGATTTAGTTCTTCTTCAAAGTTAAAATCTGCGTGTTCTCCATCTACAACTTCTTCATCTATTAGTTCCCAACCTTCAGGTATATCCTCTACAGTTTCTAAGAAAGCATCTAACTCAGTTTTCTCATAACAACTCTTGTCGCATTTACCATCTTTCTTACCACAATCACATTTTTTATCTAAACAAGTTTCATCACAAGTTCCTATGTTTTTGCTGCAATCACAATCTTTTTCTAAGTTGTAGTTATCTTCATCTTCTGCCGTTAGTTCTTCATCATTTAAAGGTTTTAAACCTAGTTCTTCTCTAATCTCATCTTGTGTCATTACTTCCTTCATATCTTCTATAGTAAACTTAGATGTAATAGGTTTAGCTTGTACAAATGAGAAAGGTATGTTAATACCATTAATTTCAAAAATCTTAGATAAAGTTTTTATTATGTGTTTTTGGAAAGGTATAACTACTGTATTTAAATATATCTCAAAAGCTGCGTTCATTTCATCAACATTAGAACCTAGCCCTGTGTCGTTTTTAATACCCATAAGCATAGGAGAAGTAACTCTATGTCCTGTAAGTATGTTTTGTACTAAAAGTTCCTGTAACGCAAGATATTGCTTGTCTGCGTTGCTTACA